TTTTTTAACTTATCTACTTTATATGCACTATTAACTTTAGCGTGTTCAGTTTGAAACGCTGTTACTCCGTCATCTATTTGATCTAAGAAAAAACTTTTAACGTAAAACTCTGGCATATCCAGTTGTTCTACTCTTGCATTTCTTTTACGACCTATAAATTCTTGGACTTGAGAAGAAGAAAAAGGAAAAGCAGCTAAAGACTTTAATTCTCCGTCAGCAGGGTCAATAACTCTTGTAGTTTTTAATTCTTTAAGCCAAGCATTTTTTAAGTTAAGACCTAAAGCATTTGATTTTGCTTTATAAAATGCAGGAGCATACCAAGGGTTTTGACCTCTAACAAATGCTGCTTCTTCTGCATTTCCCTGCTTTGTTAAAGTGTTTAACTTTTGAGCTATCTGTCCTTTTGTTGTTTCTAAATTTATTTCATCTGGATATAATAATTTTTCTTGGGCTGTAAATCCATCTGTACCTGCTCTTTCTCCTGCTGATTCTGCTTCTTTTATTTCAGCAGCTTTTACTTTATCTATTTCACTTCCAATATACTTTTGCAAAGCAGGTTCAATAATTGCTAAAGATTGAGCTACTTGGTTTAGAGGACTTGTAATATTTATAGGTGCAACAGTACTTTGACCAACAAACGTATCTACTGGTCTAGTGCTTGGAGAGAATCCTCTAGGTTGTACCATAATGTTTAAGCGTTAATTGCTGCCATGTCAGGTTTAATGTCAAGGTAGCTTTTCAATCCAGTAGAAGCTATACCTGCTATGGTTGGCAATAGACCTTGGTATTGCTGTTGTGCTTGCATATATCCTCTGTTAGCTATATCTATAGCTTGATTTCTACGACCATCTCTTTGAGCTATTATTCCTTCAACATCTCTCTCATATTGTCTTTCGGCTGATTCAAGAGATTGACTTAATCCTTCCCTCATAACACCTGCCTGTCTTTCTGCATCTCCTAATAAAATACCTAATAACCTACCTGATTTGCCTTCTGAAACTGCAATAGTTCCTTTAGCTTTTAATTCTTTTATAGTTGCTTCTAATTTTTTTTGTCCAACAATAGCTCTATCTTCTTGCAGTCTGTCAGTAACAGCGTCTTGTTGTGCGTTCATAGCAGCATCAGCAGATAAAGCAGTTCTTTCTGCTGCTTGGTATGCGTAAGATGCTGTTTGTCTAGCTGCTTTGTTTTTAGCTGCTGCACCTGCCACTTGTGTTACAGCACTTAAAGCAAGAGAAGCGTTAAATAAGTTCCCTGCAAGTCCAGTTAGTCCTAAAGCTCCTGCTACAAAACACATTATGCTATCCTCATGAATTGATAGAAAGGTTTTTTATGTACACCATATTCTTTATGATACTCGATAAACTTAAATCCTAAACTTTTTAACCACTTCATAGCTGCTTCGTTTTCTGCATATACCACATTATATAAAATTGTATATGATTTCATTAACTCATCAACCCAAATCCTGCCTTTTCTAATTAATTGTATTCTATATTTTTTATTTGAAAATAGCTCATCAGTAGAAACCATATAGATACAGCCATTATGAGTTACTCCACAGATACCAATAGGATTATCTTCATCTCCGCAGATCGCCATAGTTTCTTTACTAGCTAAATATGAAACCTTCAATGCAGTTTCAGCATCTTGATCGGTTTGATAGATAGCTTCTAACTTGTCCATCTCTCTCATGTTGATACTTACATAATGCAAGTCTTTAAGGGTACATTTTCTTAAATGCCCCATATTATATTCTTCTACTCTTCATGTGAAACATAGCTTCAAACTCTGCACTAGCTAATAACGTAGGTAAGAATGTTTTATTCTTTACATCTATATCTACACCATCAGCCCTACTCATTATTGGTACTCTAAATGTTCCTGTCTCTAAATTAAGTTGTCCTATAAGTGATGAAGCAGCACCTAGTAAACGACCACTAAATTTATGGGTGCTAGTGTCTCTATGTTCAGGTGTTACTTCTACTTGAAAGAAACCACTCTTCTCAAACTTAATATAGAAATGATGTAGCTGTACTCTGGAACTAATAATCTCTGCACTATTTTGTTGTGCTGTTTCTGTAATCCTTTGTTTACTAAACCTATAGTGCATATCGTAAGGTTCTCCTACTATAAACTTTGATAGTCTGTAGTCTCCATCTGCTTCTATTGTTGTAGTGGAACCATTAGTTAAGTTTGTTGATTGAATAATAGTTGCAGGTTTTAATGTTTTTGTTACTCCATTCTGGTCAACAAAAGTACTGGTTTCACTTGATGTTAAATATCTTCCTACTATATCCATATCTGCTCTTAACCTATAAGGCAAAGTAAATGTAGATTTTTTAGTAGTACTGTTATAAGCAACAGATACACCTGTAGTTGCTTCATTTACTTTGTGATCTAAATGATATTCAAACTCTGCATTAGGTTCTTTGTAGTCTGTTTCAAAAGGCAGTTTTTCTAAAGTAACTTTATTAGCTTCTTCAATTACCATAAACAAATCTGTACCTATAAAATCAATATTCTTTATAGACCTGTTTTCATTAATAGTAAAAGTAAACCAACTGTTTAAAACTTTCTGTCCTTGCTGACCAAATAACCAACGATTAACAAATAACTTATTTGGATTATCAGTACCTAAACAAACTAAAATGTCTTGGTTATTAGAAACTGCAAGTTTAAAAATATTACTTGGTATCAGTCTTGGTACATGAATAGTAATGTTTGCAGCATCTTTAACTGTTACATCTGACTGTGTTATATATTCTCTAATACCTGCAAAACTTCCTTTCTTAGTTAAGAAGTAAATACTAGATCCAGAACCTACAGGTTGTGCTTGGTCACTAGATTCAAACTCAGTCGCTACAAGTACGTTAGCTGTTAAAGGAGTTAAAGTATCTGATGAACTGGATAATACAAACTGCGTCTGTTCAGAGAATAGAATTAACTGTTCTCCCATAGTGACTGCGTGTTTTAAGATAGCAACTTTAGTATGAGAAGCAGCTACATCTATAGGGTGTGAGTCAACAATAGTTAAAACTGTATCAGGAAAGAAGTTAAAAAATTCAGATACTTCAGACAGAATTACATTGTCATCTGCTAATAGTCCTAATCTGTTTCTAAAGAAAAATACGTTATTTATTTTACGACCAATAAATGTAGGGTCTGGGGCAGAAGTCTCATCTCCTGCTGTACGTTCTCCCCATTTTGGTAAAGTGTAATCCGTTCCACTTATAGTATAAGTATCCCCATCTACCCTTGCAAATCTAAAATTACCATCAGCTTGCCTTACTAATATATGTGGCATAGTGGAATAATTAAATTTAAAAGGAATACCTGCTTCTATATTTTCTTCCCATTGCCCTTCTTCAAATGCACCTCCGTTATTAGTAACAAACTTCACATAGTAATTATCAAAATTAGTATTCTCATCTCCTTTTACTTCTACGATATAACCATTAGGAGAAACAGTAGGCAAGTCTGTAAACCTTTGAACTGAATCTTTTACTATTTTTAATTGTGTATTACCTTGAGTGTCATTACCATCAATAGAAAAATTACTACCATCTGTTTTCTTTACATGAATTACACTTCCATTTCTGGCAATAGTAAATCCTGAAAGTCCTGAGTTAAGACCTGATTGCAAGTCAGAAGCAACTTGTGACGTGCTGAGAGATGAGTCGTTGGTTGTGTCATCTGTAACTGTAACCCCATCAACTGTTACTGAGTAAACAGTATTATTAGAAACCTGCTCTACAAATATTATTGCTTGTGTAATATTGCCACTTGATAAAGTTGTATCCATAGCAGCAACTACACTTGTATTCACAACAAATGTATAGTCAGCAATAGTAACAGTTTTTATTTCATCTCTAGGAGTAGATGTATTTAAGTAGGTAGTGCCATCAGGTTTGTTTACAGTCTTTTCATTCCCTGCCAAGTCATAGACTTTTACATTTCCATTACTAAAAATAGCTACATACTGTTCATTTGTATCTCTATTAATAGTTTGAATATGAACATTACCTAAAGTTGAAGTGCTTAAAGCAGTAACAAATTGAATACCTGATCTTTTAACAAGACCTACTACTGGGTTACTATCAGCATTGTCTTGTATGTCAGCGTGATCTGCTTGTTTAGATGAGTCAGAAGATTGAGAAACACCTCTAAGTAAAGTAGGTATAGCTCTTGATACAATTCCCATAGTTATCTGTTAAGAACATCAGCAGGTGTAAATGTATTTATAGGATTATTTAAATTTGGATCGCCTGTTAATACATTATGATCTGCATTTGATAGGTCTGTGTCCATTAATATTGATCTTGCTCTAGCTTCATCTTGTGCTGTATAAGTTCTTAGTCCATCATCTCCTACAGTTCTATCAACAAAAATTCTTGCAGCTTTAATATTCATATATCTTCTAGCAGGTTCAGGGATCTCATCAAATTCTCTGAAGTATGTAACATGACAGGTTAAGTCTTCATCAAAAACATAAGTATTATTTTTTCTGTCATATAGTTTCAATCCTCTTTGTATGACATCAAGTGTTGAATGGTCATATAC